CAACACGGTGACTGCTTCACTACCTACAACTTAGGTAGACGCACCATCTACGTAGAGAAAGCTATGAATAGAGTTAACTCTCGTAGGATACGTCACTTCGCAGGGTAGCTGTAGTGGTTATCAAGAAATATAACGGCAAGTATATAGTGTATGGTGATGACGGAAAAGTTGTCATCATCACTTCCGATAGCCGTATAGCTAGATCAACAGTAAGAATGAATGAAAGGACTAAGAAAAAATGACTAAGAAAAAAGTAGTAGAAGATACACGCCCACAGTGGGAGATTGATAGGGACAACCGTAATATAGAATACAACAATGCCGCACACTTCTTGTTGCCTAATCAAATAGAAACACTAAAGTTTGTCATGAAGACTATACAAGATGCAGACTTCATGCTTCATGAATCATATGAGCTAGGTGTAGATGATATGAAAGCTATCGACACATCAGAATGGAAATTACGTGTATCATTTCCTGAACTATATGAACACATACACAATGAAAGAATGGGAGATTAATATGTCTGGATCAGCATCAGCTTTTTGGGAAGGTATGTTGTCTGAAGGACAAGTAGACTTCATTATAGATGAGTGTAAGAAAAGCTTAGCGTTTGGTGACTACTTTGATCCGTACTCAGTTAATGATACTGTTTCATCAGAGACTACGCAGTACCTAGTCCATGTGACTACGCTGTTAAATAAAATGGTTAAGGCTAAAGAACACATTAATTTTGTAGAGGGGAAGTAGTATGTCAGACTATGCATTAGATGAATGGAATGAGTACAATAATATATCTAATACTATTGACGAGGCGTCATGGATAGGAGAAGATATAGATGAGCTTAGTGATGTAGTTGATGAGCTTACTCATCGTATAGCTAATGGAGATCTTAGTCATCAAATATTTTGAGATGTTAATAATTATTATTATGCAAATAGTTATGGCTATAGTCATATTAGCATTGGGGTTTGGAATACTATGATCTATACTAGTAGCGATAAGAAAGGAGGCTTGGATGATGACCCTTGTGATGATTGGTCACAGTCTCCAGTACCTAAACCTAAGAAGGAGAAAGAAAAATGATGGAGTTACGAGAACTAACACAAGCATTGGATGCAGGTAAGCCTGTTAGATGGAAGAGCAGTGGGTATCATGTGTATTGGGATATTCTTCCTGATGGCCCAGCAGTTGTTGCAACATTCAAAGATAATGGTTTTACTTGTGCACTATCTGTGGATGAGGTTAGGGATTGTTTTGTGGAGAAGGATAACAATGGAACTTAAGGAGACACATACTATAGAAGCAGCGTGTGACTTCTATGTGCGTACACCTAAGTACCATGCTTTGTCTTATCGCAGTAAAAAAGATTACGACTACAACTTACTGCGTGTGTGCAAAACAAAAGTACAAAATGATAAGCAGTTAGGTAACATTAAACTGCGTGACCTACGATTCAAACATGTCACCGTAGCGTATGACAAATGGCTAACTGATGTAGGCTTGAGACAAGCTAACTACATGACAACTTGCCTGAGTATTGTACTCAATACAGCTATCAGACATGAGGCTTTGGTCACTAACCCTGTAGCATTAGTCCAGCGTACTAAAGATAATATACGTAAGGTGCGTTGGACTGACGCTCAAGTTATTACATTCTTAGATACAGCTTACAGCCAATGGAAATGGCGTAGCATAGGCTTAATATTACATATGGCATATGAGTGGGCGCAACGTGTAGGTGATATGCGTACACTTAAGTGGGACAATCTAGACTTAGGTGCTAGAACTCTTGTGTTAGAACAAAGTAAACGCAGGTCTGAAGTAAAGTTACCCATAGATGATAGCTTGTGTAAGATGTTGACTGAACAACAGAAAGACTTTGGGTTCCAGCAGTACGTAGCACCCTCTGTGGAGCCACACAACGGGGTCTACAGGCCGTATCCAAGTGGAGATATACACAAGCTAGTGAATGAGGTTAAGGTTGCTGCAAACCTACCTCCAGAGATAACTGCTATGGACTTAAGACGCACTGGTATCACGCAACTTGTCGAGGGTGGTGCTGATGCCTTCGGTATTATGCAGGTCAGTGGTCACAGTAATCCACAAAGTGTTAAGCCTTACTTAGTTAACACACTTACAGGTGCAACTAATGCCCTAGCAAATAGGAAGAAGTAAGTATGAAAAGTGAGTATGCAAAGAGTTTAATAAATCAAGACGAAGTAATCTATCTAGGTCTACCCTTAAGACATGGTGATCTTAGAGAAGATGGTTATTTCTTTATGCAATACTACTACAGAACAACCATAGCTACAGGAGATCGTTCAGTTCCTCTGGAACAATGGCTAAGTCCAGAATCTTTAAAGAAACAAAAGATAAGAAAGGCTAAACAAAAGAAAGAAAACTCTGAAGCAAACAGGGCTTTTATAAAAAGATATAAAAGTATATATGGTTGCTCAGTTTGCGGTTACAAAAAAAGTTTAAGTGCATTACACTTTCATCATATGCATTCTAAAAAGTTTCCTTTGAGTCAGATGCACGGCTACTCAAGAAAGTCTGTTAAGGAAGAGATAAGAAAGTGTATATTAGTTTGTGCTAATTGTCACAGTGAGATACACGATAGAAAAAGAGAAGAGGTGGAGCATGGACATTAAGAAATACGTAGAGGATCTTATGCTTAGTGAGGGTGAGACAACCCGTATGAACTGTCCTGTCTGTAATGGTATGAATACTTTTACTGCTACTAAAGATGGTGGTGCTGTGATGTACAACTGCTACAAGTTAGACTGTAGCATACGTGGTGCAGTTACTACTGGCATGACAGCTGATGAGATACGTAAGCGTATGCAAGGTTTAGATAGACAGACACGCAAAGAGATAGAGGCTATGCCTTACCCTGAGTATGTAGTTAATCCTAAGCCTGAGCATCAGTTGTTGCATAGGTTCTTAGGACGATGGGGTTTAACTAATGAGGAGATCTTCTATGACGTTAAGGATAGGCGTGCAGTCTTTCCTATCAAGCATAAGAATGTAGTAATTGATGCAGTAGGCCGTGCTCTTGATGGGGCCATACCTAAATGGTTTCGCTACACAGGACAGGCATCTGTATTCAAACGTGTACTTGGTACATCTAATGATGTGTGTGTTGTTGTAGAGGATGTGATCAGTGCTATCATCGTAGCTCAGATTATGCCTAACACAACAGGCTTAGCTATTCTTGGTACGTCATTAGGCCCAGCGCAGATGGAGTATATAGGAGATTTTCATAAGGTTATCATAGGGTTAGACCCTGACGCCATGAGTAAGACATTAGCGTACAAGCAAGAAGTAGAAACATGGACAGGTAAAAAAGTACAAGCCTTAAGACTTGACGATGATATTAAATATAAGTTAGACTCTGATGTAGATAGACTAAAGGAAATGATAAATGAGTGAGTTAGAAAAACATTTAATAGAGATGGGGTTGTTTGAACCCATTAAAATTAAACTTGAACCACAGTATGACTACTTAGAGAAAGGATACTTTAATGATCCACGTGACGCTAATGGGGAGGTGCCGTTCTAATGATTGATGCAAGGCAAGCACTAGGAAACAGATCAGCTAAATGGTCTAAACACCAGCCAGACAAAGGAATATTATGGAGCAATAAATTAATTAGAGGTTCTGGTGGTGCTGATAAATCTTATATAGCACTACACCTTGATACTTATAGCCTAATACATATAGAACAATTATGGGATTCAAAAGAAGAAAAAGTTGTTTGGCAAGTTTTTTCAGGGGAAAATAAAAAAATCTTTAAAGGTATAGAAGAGGCAAAACAATTTGTGAAGGAGTTTTTAGGTGTTCGTAAAGGAGTTTTAAAGTGATTAAAGTAACATATCTAAATCACATGGGTAATGATTTGACTGTAGTAAATGCAGCAAGGGTTAGCTTTGCAAAAGAATCCAGATGGCATGACCACGACAGTGAAACAGATCAGTATGTATTGAAGGATAAAGATCGCAATCTGATACATTACTTGGCTGAACATAAACACTTCTCACCATTCGGGCATTGCTTCGCATCCTTTGTTGTAAAAGCTCCCGTCTTTGTAGCTCGACAGCTAGTCAAGCATAAGTTCTTACGCTGGAATGAGATCAGTCGTAGGTATGTAGACAGTGAGCCTGAGTTCTATGTGCCAGATGCATGGCGTGGACGTTCAGAAGATAAGAAGCAGGGCAGTAGTGGTACAGTAGACCTTGTTGATTATAGCTTAGATGATTACAACGGAAACGGTATGGACTTGTACACCTGCCTGATAAGTGACGGTGTATGCCCAGAGCAAGCACGTATGGTGTTGCCACAAAGCACCATGACTGAATGGTATTGGTCAGGTAGTCTTGACGCCTTTGCACATATGTGCAACCTTAGATGTGCAGGAGATACGCAGTACGAGACTAGACTAGTAGCAAATAGAATATGCAATAGCATGAAAGGATTGTTTCCTGTGTCATGGTTTGCATTAAGATTGGAGAAGTAGGATGAGTATGGTAGGTGAGATAGAAAATTTACAGCTTGAGATAGCACGTAAAGAAGAGGAGCTATTTGCTTTAACTAAAGAGATAACTGATTTAGAAAATAGATTAGAGGAGTTACAAAAATGTGGGCCTTAGTTTGGTTACAGTTAATTAGTGGGCAGAGTTTAGAGTACTACCACATAGCTACATATAATAATTATGAGCAGTGTGAAGCAAGGAGAGAAAGAGCAGAAGTAATGATAACTCACAATGGTATAGGTGTTGTGTGTTTAGATGTAACAGGAGAAAAGTAATGTGGGCAGTGATGTTTGAAGTAGAAGAAGGTGAGCTTATGTATGATACAGGTAAACCTATGTTCACCATAAATGATGACCCCTTAGTTTTTTATAATAAAGAAAATGCTATAGCTCAGGCAAAGTTGTGGAACACAGGTTTTGTAGTACCTTACATAAGGCCTATGTCAGATGAAGAGCGTCAGCAATCTAAGGTAAGAGGAAAGTAACTATAATGTTTACGGTAGAGTTTAACTCAGATACCTCAGTAATTACCACACTAGATCATGCAGGTATCTTTGAAGATATTGAGATGGTCATAGCAGATAATGGGATAGTTTACATGAGACAGTTTGATGAGAGCATGGGAGATTATCAAATGTTGTTTATGAGTATGCAACAGTTTACTGACATACTTACTTCCTATAAAACTCCAGAGGGTATGTATAAAGTAGTACCGAAAGGAAAGAAATAAATGATGGAACTAGCACTAATACGAACTCTCATGGACAAAGAGTTCTACGATGATAATAAAGGTATAAGATGTCCTGATGATTTGTTTAGTAAAGATGTTCGTAAGATTAAACAAAGTTTAGATTATGCAATGACAACTTTTGATAGAACTTTAACACCCTCTGAACTTGAGGCTTTGTTTTTTGCTAACAATAGCACCTTGACCACAGCAAACAAAGAGGTCTATAATGATCTGTTTAAACGTGTGTCCCATGAAGAAGTGATGAACAAACAAATAGCGAGTACTGTTTTATCTAAATTGTTTCAGCAATTATTAGGTAATA